GTCATAGAGAATTTCAAATTGGCTGAAATTGTAGAAGAATTCAGAGGATTATTTAATCTTTCAACAGTAAAAAAACTGTATGACAAATATACTTCTGTTGACAAAATCAAGGAAGTTATTAGAGAAGAACCATATCAGTGTCTTTGTAGGCTAGGAGGGATTGGTTTTAAAACTGCTGATTCTCTATTGTTGGCATTGGATAAGGATAGTAAAGAATGTCAGAAGAATGGCAAAAAGCCAGTTTTGTTCTTTGGATTTGACCTCGTAACATCATATCAGAGAGCAAAAGCTTGCGTAGATTATCTGCTTGATGAGAACGAAAATAATGGTAATACATATATGCATGTTGGTGATTTAAAGAAACAGTTTGATGTATTAGTTCCAGAAGCAAAAAGTAATTTACCTCTTATTCTCAAAAGTGATAATGATGTGGTATTTGACAGAGGGCTATTAAGCGTATGTAAGAAAGAAACATACGAAACAGAGAAATATATAGCAGAGAGAATAAAAGAAGGATTGCAGATACATACAAAATGGGAGTGTGATTGTTCAAAGTTTCAGGAACTTGATGGTTTTAAACTAACTGAGAATCAGTGTAAAACATCACAATATATGTGTGAAAATAACATTGTTCTTCTTGTTGGATATGGTGGTAGTGGTAAATCTTCAAGTACACAGGCATTTGTAAATATGTTAAATGCTTATAACAAAAGACATTTACTTTTAGCACCAACAGGCAGAGCTGCAAAGGTACTGTCAGGTTTTACAAATGAAAATGCTATGACAATTCACAGAGGTCTTATGTATATGCCACCTGCTGATTGGGGGTTTAATGAAGAGAATAAATTACCATATGATGTAGTAATTGTGGATGAGTTTTCAATGGTAGACATTTTCTTATTTAGAAAATTGCTTGAAGCTATAGATTTTGAAAAAACAAAATTACTTCTTATTGGTGATGATGCGCAGATTCCTTCTGTTGGTGCTGGTAATGTACTTTATGATTTGTTAAAATGCGAGGATATTCCTACTATCACGCTTGATAAGGTATTTCGTTATGGTAAAGGTGGTTTATCTACTGTTGCTACAGATACACGAACTGGTACTGAATATTTAGATAAGACCAAAACAGGTATGCAAGTGTTTGGTGAAGATCAGTCATATATATTTATGCCGATTCTTCAAGATAGACTTGTTGGATATACTGTAAAACTCTATCAGACATTATTATCCAAAGGATATTCTGTTGATGATATTGCAGTATTATCTTGCTATAACGTAGGCGATTATGGAACAGTAGCATTAAATAAGAAGATACAAAACGCAGTTAATTCTAATCCAAAGGCGAAAATTACATTTGGAGATACAGAATTCAGATTGAATGACATTGTAATGAACTATGCTAATGATTACAAAGCAATTATCTATAATGAGGAATATATTGATGATAAAAATACAACATTTATTGCTAATGGTGAATCTGGTAGAGTTGTAAAAATTCTAAAAGATGCAATGGTTGTTGATTATGATGGAACGCTTATCTATATCCCAAAAAGTTCTATGAAAAATATTCGATTGGCTTATGCTATCAGCACACACAAATCTCAGGGTGGTCAGTTCAAGGTGGTTGTTTTAATTACGCCTAAAGCACATACCTTCATGTTGAATTCCAATTTGTTATATGTAGGAGAAAGTAGAGCAAAAGAAAAATGTTATCACCTCGGAGAAATTCGTACAGTAAATAATGCACTTAAAAAGAAGGAAAATTTCGATAGAAAAACAATGCTTCAGATATTTATGAAAGCAGAATAGGAGAATATATGAATAGTAAGTCAAGCATTTTTGATTCGATTTTAAACACAATTGAGTCAGAAGATATTAGAAAATTTGCAGAAAGATGTATTGAAACAATCCCAGATTATTTTTGGAATGTGGGTGCGTCAAGTACGGGAAAATACCATCCTCAATATGCTCTTGGTGATTTAGGATTGGCAAGACATACATGTGCTTTGGTAAGATTCTTAAATCATATTTTTGCGGTTGATTGCTTTGGTAAGAATTTTACTCAAAGAGAGAAAGATTTAATGAGAGTTGCAGGGATGATGCATGATTCACGAAAAAGCGGAAATGATAATGACTTCACAAAAAATAAATATACAAAGTTTGATCATCCACTTTTGGCAGCTAATGTTATTCGTGAATTAAAAGGTAATGAACTTCCTGATGAAGAAGTCGAAATGATTGCAACTACAATTGAGAGCCATATGGGTGCATGGAATACTGATAAAAGAAATTCAACGGTATTACCATTGCCTAAAAACAAATATCAGACAATTTTACATTTAGCAGACTACCTTGCAAGTCGCAAGGATATAGAAGTTCTATTTGATGGATTTGAAGTACCGAAAAAGGAAGTCGTTAAGTTAGAAGATTATGTCTTGAACTTTGGAAAGCATAGTGGCGAGAAGCTTGTTGATGTTGCCCAGTCAGATCCAAGTTACATATCATGGGCTAAAGAAAATATGAATAGAGAGCCAATTAAGAGTTTATTAGCCCAACTGTAGAGAATAATACAGTAGAGGGTTTCTGGAATGCCCATAAATAGGGCGTTTCAGAGACTCAAAAAGCCAAGGAAAGACGGATTTCTTTTCAATACAATATATAGTATATATACAACATAAAAACATACTATATATTGTACATTAAAACAATAAAAATAACAAAATAGGAGGACTTATGAGTTCAAAAGACAATTCATATGCGAATACAGACAAAAAGACATTATTTTTATCTGATGATGTAGACAACGAATCTATCGGTAAATTAACATGGAGCATTTTACAACAGATTCGAGAAGACGATGAGAAAGATGAGAAGGAAAAAGATTATAAACGTGAGCCAATTAAACTATACATCAACTCGTATGGTGGATCTATTGATGATATGTGGGGATTAATTGATGTCATTCTTAATAGCAAAACTCCAATATATACATATTGTACAGGATATGCAATGAGTGCAGCTTTTAAGATTTTCTTAGCAGGACATAAAAGATTTTGCTACAAACATTCAACATTTATGTATCATCAGATGAGTTATTGGAAAAGTGGTAAATATCAGGATTTGGTAGAAGACAGAGAAGAAATGGACTGGATGAATAAAAAGATTGAAGAATATGTAATCGACAGAACAAATCTCACGAAAGATGATATTAATGAGATTCGTGAAAAGAAGAAAGACTTCTATATTCATTCTGATGAAGCAGTCAAGTACGGAATTGTCGATGAAGTTTTGTAAAAGTTGAATTGACGAATTTCGAAAAGGAGATGAATTATATGGCATATTGTCAGAGATGTGGTGAATATTGCCAAGACCATTATACATATTGTAAGAGATGTTATTTTGAACTTAGACAACCATTTGGGAAAGCAATAGAAAGAGCTCACAAATGTAGAAAATGTGGGTGCACTATATATGGAAGATATAACTATTGTTTATCATGTGCTCAGAGAAAGGGTTTTATTAATAAATCAAATTATTAAAATGATAAAACAAGAATCGACAGTTTCTTTGGAAGATGAAAGGAGAATAAATGAAAGTAGTAGATTTGATTAATATATTAAATGAAATTGGATATAACGAAAATACAAAGCTGACTTTTAGCTGTGTAGATGGAGATTCAGGTGAATGTTATGATATTCCATTTGATGAAATTAGTTATGGAGAAAAATTAACTGGTGAACCTTATCATAATGATGCAATTGATATAGGTTTAGATGTTGATTCTGTAAAAGATTATATCCAGGCTAAGTCTGATGGATATGTGAACGATATGATCGATGAAATAAGAGAAGTTTTAAGCAAGCACGATCCTTGGAGAAATTAATGTAACAGTAAACCATTATTTCATACGGAGATTAGAAGGGATTATTTTTAGAAGAAAGGTAGGAAGTTGAATTTTATGAGATTTAGACACATTTGTAAACACACTATACAACATAGTAATAATGAGCAAAACAATAATCTTGACACCTTGCTTACAGATCTCAGAGATATTCAGAATAAGATTGAGTTTACAGAACAAAAAATCAAAGAAATCGAAACGCCACCATATATTGAGTATGATGAAAAAGAAAGGTTTCTATATGCACTTGACACAGTGATAGATAGACGATTTAGACCTCAAGATTTATTTAATCAAGATATAGATAAACTAAAGCAATTTGCATTATATCTGTTAGCTGCCTGTAATTGTGGTGAAGAATATAAAAAATTACAAAACACTTTGAATAGGCTGAAAAGGCAAGAAACAGATATCAAAGAAAGCTTACATATCAGATAATTAAGAAAATGAGGTGATAACTTATATATTTCTAAAGATAACCCAGATACAAGAATTGAGGTGATATTTTGCAAAACAATTATGTGGAAGAGTTAAAGAATGGTAAGCAGATTAGAATAAAATATAATAAGCTGGTACACGACTGGGTTGAAGATGATAGCGGTTGGATGGAAGAACTATGGTGTTATGACAACAAGCTTGATTTATTCAAATGTTATTATCCAACATCTACATATGAGAAAGATTTTTATACAACTCATACAGAGAAACAAACACAAAGTTTCATGGAAGAGGCTGTCAGAGATTTTGATAATGAATATGAAGATGCCGATGTATTAGATATTATTATAGAAAATTCAACTATTCCAGTTAGCACACTTACTATTAGAGAAGCTGCTATTGAAAAATTAAAAACAATGACAGATGAAGAAATCAAGAGAAGAATATTATTATAAAAATTTATCACAATTTTCACATAATATTTGTTACATATCTTGAAGCAATTCGCTCATTATCTCACAAGTAAAAAGAGAATAATATAACGAAAGAGGTGATTGATATAAGTTGGTATAGAGATGACGATGGAGTAATTATAACGGACGAGGAATTTGGTTCAGATTGTGCTGAATGTAGCATGTTTCGTCAGGAAGGTACAATTTCAGTTCCTTGCAATGGAGAAAGAACAGATTGTCCATATTATAAAGAAGTTGATACATACGAATATGACAAGAAATTAAAGTCTCAAACAGTTGAACAAATCAGAAGATGGTGCATTGATAATAGTATTATAGATTATGAGGAAGAATTTTCTGATAATGGTGATTGTTTAGTCGTTTTGAGTAAGTTGGAAAATTTTTTGGATAGTTTAGAGGATAAATAACAGTAAAAATTGGACTTTCATTGGATTTGAAAAGGAGGAATAAAATTGAAAGCAACAGTAACAAGTATTACAGGATTTTATGGGGCATTCGTTTCAATGTTTATGAGCAAAAGAACTTGGACACCTGAATTAGACAAAGAGATCAAAGAAGTTTGTGATTCTGTATTGGATAACAATGGAAGACTGCGTGAAGAGCAGGATAGTGAGAATCTCGAAAAGTTTAATAAATGGCTTGGTATGCTACTTCGTATGGGTAAAAGGCATATTACAGTTCTTAGATTTTTAGATATTGAAATTATGACAGAGGGGATGCATAGGGCTGGGCAGGACGATCTTGATAGTCACGCACGTAGATTTGAGAATCGAATTATTAGAAGTAGTACAAGATTAGCAACTTTCGCAGATGGGGAAGTGTCTGATTTTTATAAAGATAAAGTCCTTACAGATGGACAGGCATGCAAGAGCCTAGGATATGAACTGCCAAATGAGATTGAATACGAAGGGAAAACATATGTTAAATCCACAAATGGTTATGTATTAAAAGAATATGAGAACAACAAGGATGTAAAACGTGGTCTTTATATGTTGGGAATTCCAAGTAATTTTATCTCAAAGATTAATTTGTGTGAATGGGGACATGTATTTAAAGAACGTTGTGCTGATGGTGGAGCTAATCCAGAAGTAAAAGAATGGGCTGAACAAGTAATGAAACAGATTACAGAATTTCATAAAGATATTACAAGAGATTATGTTCTATCAATTCAGAACTAGAAATGTTCATTTCACAAAGAGGAGGCGATCATAATTAGAAATCCAGCACGTATAGATAAATTTACAGCAGAATTAAATAGAATATGGAAGAAATATTTTCCTGATTGGAGATACGGACAACTTATGATGAATTTTCTTGGATGGGTATCTTGCGACAAGAAAATTGATCCGTTTTTCATTGAGGAAAATAAGATGCTTACATATTTAAAAGAATATTGTGGAGAGGAAGTGGACGATGGAAACAGTAATTAGTTTATTTAAACAGATACAATCTACGAGCAGTTTAAATGAGAAGAAAGTGATTATCAATGACAATAAAGATAATGAATTATTCAAGAAATGTTTAAAATTTCTATGTGATTCTAATATACAAACTGGTTTGTCTACCAAGAAAATTTCTAAGAAAGTTCATCCATCAAATTATATTTTGGCAGAATTTGAAGATGTTATACAATATTTGAAAACTAATAATACAGGAACAGATTATGATATTTCAATGATACAAAGTTTTATCAATGAGCAACCTAAAGAATATCGTAGTTTTTACATAGACTTAATTACAAAGAAATTCCGTCTTGGATGTGATAAGAAAGTCATTAATAGCGTTATTCCTGGCTTAATCTCATCTTGGGACGTACAGCAGGCTTATCCTATATCAAAAAAGAATGAACCAAAAGAGGGAGAGTGGTTTGCTCTGTCTCAAAAACTGAACGGATCTAATGCCGGATGGAAACACGGACAATTGATAAGTAGACAAGGTAAGCCATTTACAGGACTTGATCATATAATCAAAGACCTTCAACGACTTCCTAATATAGATAATTTCTTTCTTAATGGAGAATTAATTCGTAAAAATTATGATACCTTTCTGATAATGATAATTTCCAGTTAGGAACTGGCATTATCAATTCTGATGATTCTGATAAATCTTGTATTAAATTTGTAATTTATGAAATACTCCCAGTTGAAGAGTTTATATATGGTGAAAGTCAATTGACGTATCGGCAACGCAGAACTCAGTTAATTAACCCTCTTACTGTAGCCATTTCGAGACTGAATACCGACAATCTTGAAGTTGTACCTATTATATATGAAGGAACTGATAAATCAGTTATTCCATTATTACTTGATAAAGCAGATAAAGACGGTTGGGAAGGTCTTATGCTTAATAAAGATACTAAATGGAAGAATAAACGCAACAACGGGATTCTTAAAATCAAGTCATTTAAGCATTCCGATATTCGTTGTACTGAAATTATTGAGGGTGATGGTAAATATAAAGGTACATTGGGATTAATCAAATGTGATTACAAGGGATATGATCTTGGTGTAGGATCTGGATTTACAGATAAGCAGCGAGATTATTATTGGAATAATCCTGATGAGATTATAGGAAAAATTGTGCAAATTAAATTCAAAGCAGAAACTAAAAATAAAGATGGTGGAATCTCAGTTCAGTTCCCTATTTTCGAAATTGTGAGAACCGATAAAACAGAACCATCTTACAACTAATTGAAAGAAGAAGATGTGAGTAAATTAAAAGATAAAATGTCAAGCAATATCTTACTAATCATTGGATTTATTATCATTATAATACTTGCATATGCTGTAAGCTGGCTTGCAACTTGTGGCATCATCAAGCTTATTACGCTATGTTTTGGATGGACATTCAGGTGGTCTATTTCAACAGGTATTTGGTTAGCATTGATTTTGGCAAGAACAGTTTTTAAATCAGATAATAAGTAAAGGAGATGAATTTATTTTTATACGAAAGTTAAAAGAAATATTAAAACGAGACACATTTTATTGTGTGATGTTGATGATTGCAATTATTCTACTGATTGTAAATATTATTGTATTACATCATGTGAACAAAGCAGTAGATCAAACATATAACAAAGCATCAAAAGAAGTCGATCTTATCATTGAAGATCCAAATAATGACATTCAACCAATTCTTATTTATTCTAATCCAGTATCGGATTATGAAGTATCTAATGAGCCAAGAATTATCGAAATAGAAGATTATGGCATTTCTGAAATTAAAATTGAAGAAACAATTGAAACAGAAATCATAAATGATATTCCAACAACAATTGAAAAAGAGAATATAGAAATAACATATAATTCAGATAGTGTGCTGACAGCTTCCAAGGGAGTAAATTACTACAATGGTAATAAAGAAACATATTACAACTTAGATATGTCGGGCTGTGTATCTATTATGAGAAATATGGGGAACACTGATGAATATTGGGTGAGAGAAGATGGCTGTAAAATGCTTGGGAATTATATTATGTGTGCAGCTAATCTTGATGTTCATCCACGAGGATCATTAATTGAAACAAGTTTAGGAACAGCAATTGTCGTTGATACTGGTGGATTTGCTGACAGTAATCCAAATCAAATTGACATTGCGGTTAACTGGTAAGGAGGTATACACATATGCATAAAGTATTTTGTATTATTGGACGAACTGCATCTGGTAAATCAACAATTGTGAGTGCAGTTGCAAAAGATATGAAGTTAAAAGTCTTGAAATCTTATACGACAAGAACAAGACGTAAAAATGAAGTTGGAAAACATTGTGATCACACATTTATTTCTGCTGACGATGTAAATAAATATATGGATGACATGGTTGCCTATACAGAGAGAGTCGGCTATTGTTCTTTCGCAACAGAGTCGCAGTTAATGAATTCCGACTTATATATCATTAATCCCAGTGGTTATTCAGACTTAATTAACACGACAAGAGATATTCCGAATCTACAGTTGATTGACATTTGGATTGACTGTGATACTGACCAGTTACAGCTTCGATCGAAGAAAAGATCTACAGCAGATAATTGGCAAGCCAATTATATAAAAGAAGAGGAAGAATTTAATAAGATTTATTCTAATATTGATCCAAAACATTCATATCATGTAGACAACAATGGAGATATATCAGAAGCAATTGGAAAAGTCGAAAGTATTATATTATATGAGCAGCATTTAGCTTAGAGGTGGTGAGAGAGAATGTTTGAGAGTTTCTGTAAGCATAAATCTTACAAAATAATCAGATGCGAAAAGAGTGAACGTAAATATATGTGCCAGTGTGTGAAATGCGGTAAACAATTTGAGTTACCAAAAGCACCTGACGAAATGTATCAGATTGGGCAAGTAGTAAAAATGTGGTAGGAGGGAGTAACAATGAACACTTATACAATAGAATTACATACGATAGATGGGGCAAAGAAATTAAATGCAGTTGCTCTTACATATGAGGAAGATATTGATATCATCAAGGGACGTTATGTTATTGATGCTAAATCAATTTTAGGAATATTCAGCTTAGATATTTCAAAGCCAATACAGGTAAAGATACATACCGATAATGATGTTATTATGAATCAGTTTAAGAATGACATTTCCGAATTTATTGTGGAGGAATAATGTGGATAAGTTAAAAATATATTGCGACTTTGATAATACTATCGTCAATACAATAAAGTGCATTGTAGAGTTATACAATGATGATTTTAAATATTATCCAAATTTCAAAAATGTTATTTGGATGGATGTTGATTCATGGGATTTTACTGAATGTGAATTGGCAAGTAAAGACTATATTAATATGCTATTTACGCAACCACGATTCTTTAGAAAGCTTGGATTTATGGATTGGAGTTTCAATGTATTGATGAAATTAAAGGATATGTATGATATATCAATTATTTCATTAGGCACAACTCCTAACCTAAAACAAAAAGAAAAGTGGATAGATGATATGTTTTATGGTCTTAAATTTATGGGTATAAACAGTCATGTGTATCAAGATAAAAGTTGCGTTGATATGTCTGATGGCATATTAATAGATGATGTTGCTGATAATCTAATATCCAGTAATGCCAAATATAAAATATGTTTTGGTGATGAATATTCATGGAATAAAGATTGGAATGGAACTAGATGCCATAATTGGCACGACATATATTACAAAATCCAGGAATTAAACGAAAGGAGTACAACAGATAATTGACATATATGACAAGCCATGAGCTTGCTAAAGAGCTATTAAATAGACCAGATAAATTAATCAAAGCTGCTTATGGGAATAGAGAATATAACATTAGAGATTATCAAATTGCCGTAGATAAACGCAATTATGATGACTCTACTACATATTGGAGACTGAATTTATGTTCAGAACAAATTTCATAGAATAGAAAGGAGATTTTATGAGTATTGCACTAATAGGGCAAGAATGTAGTGGTAGGCATACTGTGTTAAATGAATTATTAACTATGGGATACGATACCATTAGGTATTATACGACAACTCCTGATTATGGATACGATAATAACTATCATATTAGTGACAAAGAATTCTGTGAAATGATTGATAGTGACCAGTTCTTATATTGGGAAGCTTTTGAAACAAATGATGGCATTAATTATATCGGAACTAAATATTCTGATTATGCTGGTGGAAATAAAGTTGTCATAGTAGAAGATATGGCAAAGTTACATACATTAGTTTCGTACTTCCCAGAGTTTAAGTCTATTTATTTAAAGGTAGACAAACATGAAATTAATAATCGAATAATGTCTATATATACTACAAAAGATGCCGTTAAAAAGGTGAAAAAGCGTAACAAGAAGTTAAAGGCGAGAAACCAAGGGATGAAAACACTTGCTGATTGTATAGTTGATAATTATGGCAGATTACCTTATCAAACAGCAGTAATATGCAAGTGGTTTGATCAAGAATAAGTGGAAAGGTTGAATTCTTATGGAGTTGAGAAAGGAGATAAAATGAACGTTAGTAAAGCAGAATATGAAGTAAAAGCAACAATGACAAACAATTTATTAAAAGCAGAAGAGTATATCAATTCGCTTGGTGTTGAAACAAGGAAACCAGACAATGATGACGAATTTAGAAGTATGTACGATGTGTTGAGTGACATTGTGACAGTATGGAACAATAATCCAACTATCGGCAAAGATGTAGAAGAGTTCTTAGCTGGTAATCCTGAGACTTCTGATGAATTAGATGAATTTATAAGCCACTATAATTTGGACGGAATTATGAGAAACAGATAGGAGGATATATATTGACAAAAGTAATTAAAAGAGATGGTCGAAAAGTTGATTTTGACCGTAACAAAATTATAAAAGCTGTTCTTGCTGCTTTCGATGAGGTAGATGGTGAAATTACACCAGAAGCAAAAAGAAAGGCTACAGTAATTACAAATCACATTGAATCATTAAATAAGAAGTTTATGAACGTTGAAGATATTCAGGACATTATTGAAACGATGCTTATGGATGGCAAGCGCAAAGATGTTGCTAGAGCATTTGTGATTTACAGAAATGACAGAACGAGAGTGCGTGAACAGAATACTAATCTTATGAAGTCTATCAAAGAAAAACTTACAGCATCAAACGTTCAAAATCAAAATGCCAATATTGATGAAAAATCATTTGGAGGTAGAGTTGGAGAAGCAAGTGATACTGTACTAAAACAGTATGCATTAGATAATTGCATGTCAGAAATGTCAAGAAATAATCATTTGAATAATGAGATATATATCCATGATCTTAACTCATATGCCGTTGGAATGCATAACTGCCTCAGTATTCCATTTGATAAATTACTTGCCAATGGATTTAATACAAGACAAACAGATGTAAGACCTGCTCAATCAGTAAGCACCGCATTTCAGTTGGTGGCTGTTATATTTCAGTTACAGTCCTTACAGCAGTTTGGAGGGGTTTCAGCAACTCATCTTGATTGGACAATGATTCCATATGTAAGAAAAAGTTTTTATAAACATTACAAAAACGGATTAAAATACATCAACGAATCTTTAAATCCTTTATATAAAGAATTTACAGAAAGAATGAATGATACTACGCCAATTAACGAATACACAGATGTTGCACCAAAGACTTATCAATATGCTATGGATATGACAGAAAAAGAGGTATATCAAGCAGTAGAAGGTCTTTATCATAATCTTAATACTCTTCAGAGCCGTTCAGGCAATCAACTCCCATTTACTTCAATCAATTATGGAACATGTACAGAACCAGAAGGTCGTATGGTAACTAAAGCATTACTTGATGTTTCTATTAAAGGTATTGGCAAGTTACATAAGACATCAATTTTCCCATGTGGTATTTTCCAGTGTATGAAAGGCGTAAATAGAAAACCAGGAGATCCAAACTATGATTTATTTAGATTAGCATTACGTTCAACTGCTCAGCGATTATATCCAAACTATGCTAATGTGGATTGGTCTGGTAATGAGGGATATGATAAAAACGATCCAAAGACATATTTCAGCACAATGGGCTGCCGTACCGCTAATACATGGGACATCAATGGATTTGGTCAATTAAAAGATGGAAGAGGTAATATCTGCCCTGTGACAATTATTATGCCTACTTTAGCAATGAAAGCAAAAGATATTGTTGAAGAGATAAATAAAGATGGAGAAGTCGAAAACATTGTTGATGTATTTATGGATATCCTCGACACAAAAATTCATGAAGCAAAAGATATGTTACTTGAGAGATTTGAGTGGATTTGTTCACAGTCGCCAGATTCAGCAAAATTCATGTACGAGAATGGTGTAATGGAAGGTTATGTTCCAGAAGAAGGAATTGTATCTGCATTAAAACATGGGACTTTGGGTGTCGGACAGATTGGATTAGCAGAAACACTTCAGATTCTTATTGGATGTGACCATACAACAGATAGAGGTATGGAACTTGCTAAAAAAATTGAAAAGTTATTTTACGATAGATGTGCTGAGTTCAAAAAGGAATATAAGCTTAATTTTGGAACATATTTTAGTCCTGCCGAGAATTTATGTTACACCTCAATGCAAAAATTTAAGGATAAGCATGGTGTAATTCCCAATGTTTCCGATAAAGATTTCTTTACTAACAGTGTCCATGTTCCTGTATGGGTTAAAATTACACCAATGCAAAAAATTGATATTGAATCTCAACTTACAGGATATAGTCGTGCAGGATGTATTACTTATACAGAACTTAATGGTAGCGTAAAAAATAATATTGATGCACTTGAAACAATCGTAAATTATGCAATGGATAAAGACGTACCTTATTTTGCAATAAATGTTCCAAATGACATGTGCACCAATTGTGGATATACAGATGATATTGCCGATGAATGCCCTATGTGTGGATGTAAAGATATTAGACGACTTCGTAGAGTAACTGGTTATCTTACAGGTGATTACAAGAGTGCATTCAATAAGGGTAAACAGCAAGAGGTAGAGATGAGAGTTCCACACGAAACTTTTAAGTAATAAGAGAATAAATAAGTAGAGAGGATATAAAAATTCCTCTACTACTTATTTTAAGGAGTGATATTTATAGGAAGAATTTTAACAGAAGAAACAAAGAAAAAACGAAGAATTGTATTTTATAATAAAGCGATAGATAAAGCTAAGTCAGAAATAGGAAAGAAGTACAATCGACTGACAATAACAGATATTGACTATGAAAAATCATATGATAGTTACTTTAATAAGAAATATCATAGAATATATGTTAAAACTAAATGTGACTGTGGCGAAATACCACCACCAAATCAACTAGCTGCTATTCAGTGTGGACATATTAAATCATGTGGATGCTCTAAGTTTAACAACCCCTTAAGAGTTGAAGATTTAACTGGACAAAAATTCGGAAGACTAACTGTAATTGGAAGAGATTTACAACGTGACGAAGAAGAGTACAAAAATGGAACGAGGGCGAATGCACATTGGCTATGTAAATGTGATTGTGGTAATCCACAAATTAAAAGTGTTACAGGATATCAATTAAAAACTGGACATACACAATCTTGTGGATGTTATGCTTCTGAACAAATCGCAAAAAAGAACAAGAAATATTCTACTAAAACAAATAAATTTATTGATAATGGCGATAATACATACTATTTATTAGACGATAATAATAACAAGTGTCTTATTGACAAAGATGATTACAACATTGTTAAAAGATGGTATTGGCGTAAAATTGATAAACGTGGCAATATCGACAAAGGTTATTGGGTGACAAATGTAAAAATAGATGATAAATACAATAAATCTGTTTTAATGATTCATCAAGTAATTGCAGAAATAAAATATGGTGAATATGAATCGTCAAATTCAATTCCAGATCACTTATCTCGTGATACTGACGACAATCGAAAATGTAATATCATTCTAAAATCTAATCAAAGAAATTCCCACAATAGAGGTTTAAGCAAAGTAAATACTTCTGGTAAAACAGGTGTAAGTTACAACAAAGAAAAGAATATGTGGACAGCATATATAACTGTTAATTATAAAACCAAATACTTAGGTGATTATGCAGATTTTAATGATGCTGTAAATGCTAGAAAAGAAGCCGAAAAAAGGTATGGTTTTACGTGCGATGACATTGTAGCAGACTATGACAAGGAGGTAATTTAAAATGAATTATCTCAAAATAGAGCATGAAGATGTATGCAACGGCACTGGTTTGAGAGTTGTTTTATGGCTCTCAGGCTGTTCTCACCATTGTTATAATTGTCAAAATCCTCAAACCTGGAATCCTGATAGTGGCATTCCGTTTGATGAATCAGCAAAGCAAGAGATATTCACAGAACTGTCTAAAGATTATATCTCAGGTATTACTTTTAGTGGCGGTGATCCACTACACGAAAATAACCTTAATGAAGTTCTCAAATTAGTCCATGAAATCAGTATTTCCTTCCATGAGAAAACTATCTGGTTGTATACAGGTTTTCGATGGAATTACATAATGAATTATCAACCTGTAGAAACAGATGGTTTTGATTATTTTGATTATATTGAAGAATCTTATAATGACGGATTGATGGAAAAACGCAAGCAGATAATTTCTTTATGCGATGTCGTGATAGACGGAGAATATATAGATGAGCAAAAAGATCTCACACTCAAGTGGAGAGGTTCAAAAAACCAAAACTGCATTGATGTGAAGCAATCTCTCACTCAGAACAAAGTAGTTTTATATTGTGATTAGATGAAAAGGAGGTATACCCTTATGGCAGTAGCAATTATAACATTTTTTCTTGGTTGCGTTCTCGGTATAACCGTTGCATCGTTATGTAGTGCAGCCAAAACAGGTGATGATCTTATATCATCATGCACAGAAGAAGGTGAAGAACAATATCATATCTAATAGAGAAGTTTAAAGGCATTTATCGGATCAAAGCACCAATAGATACAAATACAAATGATTTTCCACGAAAGATTAATGGTCAATATGAAGACATAGATTTATACATTGACTGTCAATTTGGCAATAAAGTATTCTACCAAGGTAATAGCACTTTGTTGGCATATATTCCATCGATCGGACGAGGCAGAAATATTATTCAAAAGATTCAAGAAACAAATCCATCAATTATATATAATATAGAAGAAACAGATGAAGAAATTCTATTTGAATTCAAATATGTCAATTCTGACAAAATTATTCCATTGTTAAAACCTAGAACCAATGGCGCAAATATATCACCATTCTCAAGCAAGAATTTACCACGAAATAATGAATATAGATTACCAGATGAAGTCTTGAATAACTATAAAGAAATAATCCAAAATGTACCCCAAAACAAGCTTCTCAGTATTAATATTATACAGAATTCTTTTATTAAGTCGTTGGCATCAAAGAAACATCCATTATCCGAAATAAAAGCTGATATGAGATTAAAAGGATTGCGTGGTAAGGAATACATACATTCTATTGGCAAGTGGGATAAGTATATTAAATATTTAAAGGAGAACTTATAATTATAATATGGAAACAATTAAGATAAAGTATTTTGACGATGAGATAGATAAAATTGAAAAGATTAGCAAAGGAGATTTAATTGATCTTCGTGCTGCCGAAACAGTAGAAATGAAAAAGGGTGAATTCCGGCTAATTTCTCTTGGCGTAGGCATGAAGTTGCCTAAAGGTTACAAAGCAAATGTATATCCGAGAAGTAGTACATATAAGAATTTTGGCATTATTCTAGCAAATAGTGTTGGTCAAATAGATAATAGTTACAGCGGAGATAATGACTGTTGGAAATTCCCCGCTATTGCTATGAGAGATACCATAATTCGTAAGAACGATCGAATTTGTCAGTTTGAAATTCAGAAGGTTCAGCCTGAGATCGAATTCGTAGAAGTTGATCATTTAGATGATGAATCAAGAGGTGGGATTGGATCTACTGGAACAAATTAAAGAGGTGAGCATATATAGAACAAACAGTGGAAATTAAGGATAAGATTAATCTTACCATTAAAGAAGCATCAATATACTCTAATATTGGAGAAACTACAATTAGAAAATTACTATCTGCAACGGCATGTCCTTTCTTATTAAAAGTGGGTAATAAACAGTTAATTAAAAGAAATGAATTCGAGAAATATGTAAATAGTAAGCATTTTATATGAGATTGATATAACAATAAGAATCTTTGTGTGGTATAATACATACACGCAGAGATTCTTTGCCTTATATAAAGGAGGAATTACGATTGGGCAAAGATCTAAAAGGAAAAGAATTAGGGCAAGGCATTGTCCAAAAAAAGAGTGGTAGATATGAAGCAAGATATGTTGATCGTTTTGGCAAAAGAATATCGATTTCAGGCAACGATTTAAAAGATGTCAAAAAGCGATACAATGAAGCATTGTATGAAAATGATAAACAAATCAACATCAGAGAGAATATCACACTCGATGAGTGGTATAAAGAATGGATGGATGTTTATAAGTTTGATGTTATACGAGAAAATACAAAAAAATATTACAACACAGTATACAAAAAGCATATATCACCTTATCTTGGTATGTTCCATTTAACAGATATTACTCAATATCAAATTAAAAAGAGACTCAAAGAATTAAAAGAAAATGGGTACAAATTTGAAACTTGTAATAAAGTAAAAATCTTATTGATTGATATTTTTAATAAAGCTCTCATCAACGAATATGTGCGAAGAAATCCAGCGAAAGGAATTACATTAAAAAGAGATGAGAAAAAAGATATTAGAGTATTAACCAGAGAAGAACAAGTAACCTTCTTCGATTGTTGTAAAGGCACATTCTATGACAATCTATTCGTGACTGCTGTATCAACAGGAATGCGAATCGGAGAACTTGCAGCATTAAAATGGGAAGATATTGATTGGAATAACATGGTTATTAATGTCAGAAAAACGCTTGTATACCAACAATACGAAGGTGATGCCAAAAAGGATTTTCATTTTGAAAACCCTAAGACAGATACAAGCACAAGAAAGATACCAATTAATAGACAATGTGAATTAGCCTTAAAGAAGCAGTTCATGCAAAAAAGAGCTGTAGCATCCAAACAGCCAATCACAAAAAATGTCAGGGAAGATTGTGCAGATTTGTTATTCACAACAAGATTTAATACACCTTTAAATTCTCAAATTGTATGTGATGCGATCAACAAAATCATTGAAGAGATCAATCTAACAAAAGACTATTTAGATGAAATGGAATCATTTTCTGCACATTGTTTTCGCCACACATTTGCCACCCGTTGCTTTGAAGCTGGTATTACACCAAAGACAGTACAAAAATATCTGGGACATGCTACATTACAAATGACAATGGATCTATACACGTCTGTTATGCCACAACATATGGAGACAGAGATGAATAAATTTGCAGATGTACTTGACACCATCTCTCAATCGGGTGATAATCTTGTTGAAAAACAATACAAAAATACCATCCATAATGCTAAAATAACTGTTTTTCGTGGAGACTCAATGGTGGTATAACTGGTGTTAGTGGAGACAAATATTCAAAGAATGGCTTAAAATAAGCATTTGTGAAGTACCAATTTTAACAACAAGAATATCTTATTACGTCTACCAGATAACCCCTTATCTGTGGACAGAAAAGGCGGATAAAAAGAAAGATGAAACAGCAGAATAAACGATTAATACTTCTATGTATAGCAGCTTTGTTGATATTGTTTATGGGAGCCGGGAAAAATACCGGAAATGTGCAGGCTGCGGAATCAGTAAAGAAACAGGAATTATCACAGGACGAGAACACACATACATTTTCAAATGCCAGTGACGGTTCCTTCCAATATGATTATGCAGTAAAGTCAGATTACTATAAAGGTATGGGTGTAGATGAGAGCACCGGACTGAAATATGCACTTGTAAGCTATGATGAGAAGCTGTGGGCGGTTGTAGTAACTAAGAAAAGTGAGTTTAATGGTTCCTATGATACCAGCTCTTATACAGGCAAGATGTCATTGAAATTTAAGCCGGCAACGACAAAGACCGTGCTTCGGTTTTCAAAAAATAAAACCGGAAACACAGCTCTTGAAAAATGCTTTTACTATAGTGACGATTATTCCATTCTGACAACCGGTTTTTCAAAGGATATATATTACATTGACGGAACACCGGTAAAAGGAATCAAGAAGGTAGCGGGAACGTATTATTTCTTCCGGAAAGGAAAGCGGGTGGATGAAACCGGCTGGTATCCATATGGAAGATCACAGGTATATGTAAAGGATGGAAAGGCAATATTCCGCTTTTCAGGAGATGCCTGTTATTCATTTACAAATGGCAAGAAACAGCGTGTAACGGATCGTTACATCAGCGTTAAAGGCACAGTGTACTGGTTTGATGCAGCGGGTGCACTGGCACAGGGAATGAAACAGGCCGGCGGAGAATATTATTATCTGCGGGATGGTGTAAGCCGTCGGAACTATTATAAAAAGGTTGATCGTTATGGCTATTATTTTGGCGAAGATGGCAAAGCAGTAAGAGATACATGGGTAAATGTAAAAAATGCCATGATGTATTTTAATGCAAATGCACGTAATACAAAGACCTATTATCTGGATGGATATAAGGACAGCGAGCGGATCGGAATGTATAAGATCTACAGTAAAAACAAATGGAATTTTGTAACAGATGGCATTTATAAGATCGATGGCTCATTTGTATATTTTAAAAATGGAAGACATTATACATCAACCAGATGGTACAGCTCAAATGATACGACCATGTATTATATCCGAAAGGGAGAAGTGCTCTATAAACGAAAACAGTCCGGAAACGGATATGTGCTGTATCAGGCAAATGGAGTCAGATGGAAGAAAGTTTCCAGTATGTGGGCGCCATATAATAAAGGAAAAACCTTTTACTATGATAAAAATGGAACAAGTCTGTACCGGTATTTTAATGCCAGCTATTCAAAGAGCAAATACAGGAACACAGTATGGATCTATGATGCAGGAAGTTCCGGATGGCAGCAGGTAACAGATAAATTATTAAATATTCATTCGGATTATTATTATATACCGGAAGATGGCGTGATAAAGGCAGAAGAGGGCTGGCAGACCATTGACAAAAAAACTGCAGTCTATACGGATGCTTCCGGAAAAGTATCAAAATACATATATTATGACAAGACCGGAAAATATTCCATATACAGAGAAGGACAGAAGCTGGATCAGATCGTTCCGGGGATTGTTACTGTCCAGATCAATGGCAAGACGGTATATTACCTGATGAATGAACAGGGACAGAGTGTATCTGGAAGTCAGTCCGTGGATGGATATCTATATGACTTTGATAAATATGGACGTGCATATAGCAGACGACTGGAAGGTTCTGTTTACTGGGATACGGATGCATGGATGAAGCGCGTGATCCTGGCATATCTGGGTAAGACAAATATATATTGCAATGTATTTGTCGATCAGGCATTTGCACTTGCTGGTGGAGATGTTCCATCGCAGAAACTTGCGGTTCAGTATACAAGTCCGGAAAAAGGCGGTATCCTGTTAGATCGGATGTATACCGGAACGGAATGGGGCGGTGCCGGAACTGTGACCGGAAAAGTTGTTCTGTCAGATGGGAAAAGCTGGATGAAACAGGATTCGATTCAGTTGAATTCAGATATTGTAGATTTCTCATATGATGCATTAACTCCGGGAGACGTGATCGTATATTATAAAAACGGAGAGACAGAGGCAAGCCATGTTTCCCTGTTTCTTGGTAAGTTTAAAAATGCGGCAGCGGTTAAGAAATATCTGATCCGGATGGGTGTTCCCAAACAGTTGGCGGAAGCCTGTGTCAAGGACTGGGGCGCTTATTATGATAATGATGGAACTTACTGGTGTATTCACGGTGGAATGGGAAGCAGTAGTCAGGTCTATATCAGTAACAGTACTTATTGTATTCCGGCATCCGGCAATACATATACATATGGAAGAAAGATCATAAATGTGATCGACTGATAATACAAAAGCATTAGAATGCGGATATTGCATGGTTGTATGTAACTTACAACAGCAAATTGTCCGTATCTAATGCTTTTTTAGATGTTTATTCCTCAGAAGATAATTCTTCCCACTGTTCATACATCGTGTTCAATTCTTCTTCTACAGAATTTCGTTCTTTTGTCAGATCATTTAACAGTGCAACATTTGTTGCATTTTCAGGAACCAGAAATTCTTCATCAATTTCAGCCAGACGGTTTTCAAGCTGTTCGATCTTGTCTTCCAGCTTTTTCAGATCATTTGCTTTTTTCCGAAGTCTTGCCTGTTCGGCTTTGTTTTCCTTCCAAGAGAGCTTTGCCTGGGATTCTGCCTGTTTTTCCTGAGAGACAGTATCAGATACTGGTGCAAATGCCTGCTTTCCGGTGGAAGCCGGCTGGGCTCTGTGGCTTTCGTAGTAATCATAGTTTCCAATATAATTGGTTAACTGCTTATCCTTTAATTCGATGATCCTTGTTGCTGTCTGATTGATAAAATATCGATCATGGGATACATAAAGGACTGTTCCGGTATAGTTCCGTATCGCTTCTTCAAGGATCTCCTTGGATGTGATATCCAGATGGTTGGTCGGCTCATCGAGAATCAGGAAGTTTGCAGATGAGAGCATCATTTTGGCAAGGGATACACGCCCTTTTTCGCCCCCACTCAAGTCTGCGATCCGTTTGAACACATCCTCTCCGGTAAACAGAAAGGCGGCAAGAACGTTTCGGATCCTGGTATTGGTCAGGTCGGGATAGGCGTTGCTGATCTCGTCAAATACCGTATTGTTCATATTCAGGACCTGATGCTCCTGATCGTAGTAACCGATCTTGACACGGGAGCCTAAGATGACAGTTCCGTCATCCTTTGGAACAAGCTTGTTGATGATCTTTAAGATCGTAGTCTTACCGGTTCCGTTTCCGCCGATCAGGGCGACATGCTCACCACGTTTGATCTCCATATTCAGATCGGAAAACAGATTATACTGTTCAAAGGCTTTGGACAGCCCTTCGATCGTAAGTACATCTTCACCGCTGATAACGGATGGTTCCAGCGTCAGCCGCATTTCACTGTTTAATTCGGTTGGCTTGTCCAGACGTTCCACACGGTCTAACATTTTTTCACGGCTTTCTGCCCGTTTGATCGATTTTTCACGATTGAACTGCTTTAATTTTGTGATAACTTCTTCTTGATGCTTGATATCTGCCTGCTGGTTTAAGTAGGCTTTCATCATATTTGTCCGGATCTCGGCGCGCTTTTGAGAGAAGTAGGTGTAGTTTCCGTTATATACGGTGCTGTGTCCACGATCAAGTTCTACGACCTTTGTTACGATCTTATCCAGAAAGTAACGGTCATGGGAGACAAGAATCACACTTCCCTGATATCCGGTTAGAAAGGTTTCAAGCCAACTGATCGAATCCATATCCAGATGGTTGGTCGGCTCATCCAAGATGATGATATCCGGTTTTGTAAGAAGAAGTCTGCCGAGTGAAAGACGGGTTTTTTGTCCGCCCGATAAGGTATCGGTATGACGGTCGAAATCTTCTTTGGAGAAGCCGAGACCTTTTAATACTCCGGTGATCTCACTTTCGTAGGCATATCCGTTTTTATATTCAAATTCATGTGTATAGCGGTTATAGGTTGAGAGGGCGGCTTTCAGTTCGTCGCCAGTCAGTGTTGTCATATCCTGTTCCAGTTTGCGGATCTTATCCTGAAGCTCGATCAAAGGCTTCATGGCATCCTCCATCACGCCGTATACCGTATCGTCATAGAAAATATCCTGATGCTGGGAAAGGTAACCGATTGTACGGTCTTTTGATAAAACAATCTGTCCGGAATCTGCTTCTTCTTCCTGCATAATGATCTTTAATAATGTTGTTTTGCCTGCACCATTGATACCAACGATCGCCATTTTTTCCTTATCTTCAAGATGAAAGGATACATTGTCGAGAATTACGTTGGTTCCGAATGCTTTACTTATATTTTGACAATCGAGAATCAT